CTGGACCGCCAGATCGCCAAGCTGCGCGACCGAAACGCGGTCGCGGCAGCCGGCCTCGGCAACATTGCCAAGCAGGAAAGCGCAGCGGCGGCGCGGCTTGCTGAACTGCAGGGGCAGATCAACAACCTGCAGGCCGGTCGCGGCCCAGCCGGCGAGGCCAACTTCCCCGAGGCCGCGCGCATCCCGCTGCTTCAGACCCTGCTTCGCCAGTACGCCGAGCTGGCCGGCAAGATCGGCGAGGCCGAGGCGGAGAAGGCGAAGCTCGAAGGCACCGGCCAGTCGGCCAGGTTGTCGGAGTGGCTGCGCAAGTACGCCACTGATGCCGAGAAGCTGGCCGCCGAGCTGAAGAAGGCGAAGGACGAACTCGGCCCAGCCTTCACGCCAGAGATCGAGCAGCGCATCCGGCAGCGCTTCATGCCTGCCAAGACGGCCGACGCCGCGAAGCCGCAAGGCGGCGCGGGCGACGACGTGCTCGAGCAGATCCGGCAGCAGACAGCCGCCGAAGCGAAGCTCGCGCAGATCGAGAGCGACCGCATCCGCCTGGCCGATGAGCGCGCGGCAAAGGAGGCGGAGGCAGAGGAGCGCGCCCGCCGCAGCCGCGAGCAGGGCCAGCAGTTCGCCGCCGGCCTGGCCGTGGGCGACGACCCGATCGCGCGGCTGCAGTTCGAGCTAGAGCAGAAAAGCGCCCTGCTGCAGAAGTACGCGGCGATCGACCAACAGAACGCCGCGCTCTACAACGCTGCAAAGGTGCAGCTCGAGACCGACACCGCGACGCGGATCACCGAAATCCTGGCCGGCCAGGAGGAGAAGCGCTTCGCCCTGCAGTCGCAGACGCTGAACGCCTACGGCAGCCTGTTCGGCAGCCTGGCCGACATCTCGAAGTCCTTCGCCGGTGAGCAGAGCGGCATCTACAAGGCGATGTTCGTCGCCTCGAAAGCCTTTGCCATCGCCGACGCGATCCTCAAGATCCAGCAGGGCATCGCCAATGCCGCCGCGCTGCCGTACCCGGCGAACATCGGCGCCATGGCCAGCGTCGCAGCGGCGACGGGCAGCATCATCTCGACGATGCAGGGCGTGAACTACGGCGGCGGCCGTCAGTTCGGCGGCCCCGTCAGCGCCGGCAGCATGTACCGCGTCAACGAGACCGGGGCGCCGGAGATGTTCGTCGGCAGCGGCGGCAAGCAGTTCATGCTGCCCACGTCGAGCGGCCAGGTCGTGCCGGCTGACGAGGTCGGCGGCGGCTCCGGCGGCTGGACCCTGATCGTCGAGAAGCTGCCCGCCGGCCTCGACATCCGCCCGGCCGGCGTCGACAACGAGCGCCGCATCGTGCGCCTGGCCGTGGCCGAGGTCGCCGGCCAGTTCCGCGAGAACAGCGGCGAGGCCTGGAATGCCCTCGCCGGCAGCAGCAACGTCCGAGGGAGGTTCTAGCCGTGCCCATCGCATACCCCGTCGGCCTGCCGACCGTGCTGGCCACCAAGCGCACCAGCAAGGGCGCCGCCTTCGGCATGGCCAGCCCGCGCCGCGGCACGCCCTACGTCGAGCCCACGGGCACCGACACGCCGACGGTCTTCGCCGTCGAGTGGCTGCTCAGCGAGGCCGACGCCGCGGTGCTCATCAACTGGGTCGAGGTCACGCTCGAGCGCGGCACGCTGGAATTCACCATCCCGCTGCGCACCGAGACCGGCCTGCGCGAGATCACCGGCAACTTCCTGCCCGACGGCCTGCTCGACCGGCAGCGCGACGGCCCGCTGTGGCGCTACAGCGCGAGCATCGTCTCGCGCACCGGCACCGGCGCGCTGATCGTGCCGGCACCGCCCCCGCCCCCACCGCCGACACCGCCGTCGGCCTCGGGCTTCTTCGTCAGCCCGTACCTCGGCGAGGTCGTGTTCACGGCCGGCGAGGGCGGCGCGAACGTCACGACCGAGCTGCTGGCCGCCGTTGCCGAGGCCAACGCGCGGGGCTTCTTCCTGAGCCTGCCGCCCTGGACGGTGCGCTTCCAGACCGCCTTCAAGACGAACAAGATCAAGGGCGTGCGCGGCCGGTCGAAGCTGGAGCCGATCACCCCCTTCGACTACTCGCCGACCTTCGCCAGCGAGTTCATCATCACGAACCAGAACGTCGACCAGGGCTTCAACCTGGCCACGGCCGACGACGTGGTGTTCCGCGACTTCGAGCTGAACCTCACGCCCACGGTCAGCAACGCCATGATCGGCATGCTGGGCATCAAGCGCGGCCTGTTCACCGGCCTGCGCCTCGTGGCAAACCGCAATGTCGTCGCCAGCAAGGCCGTGCCCGTCGGCAGCCTGCTCGACCTCTACTGCACGAACCGCAACGTCGAGGTCTACGACAACGACTTCGACAACGTCACCGGCGCCTACGGCAACCTCGGGCGCATCGGCCCCGACGGCGGCGCCTGCATGTGGGTGCGCAACCTGCGAGGCGGCACTGTCGGCCAGGCCGAGGCCTTCGCCAGCGAGAACATCACGGTGCACCACAACCGGATGCGCCACATGACCAGCGACGAGGTGATCGCGGTGTTCGGCGTGCGCGGCATCGTGCGCAAGGTCCAGATCCACAACAACGTCATCAAGGGCCTGCCGAGCATCGATGGCGTGCACCACGCCACCTTCGTGAGCGTGTTCCCGCTGAACGACGGCAGCGCGCTCGGCGCGACGGCCGCCACCTACGACTGCGACTACTTCGACAACGACATCGAGGACGCCGCGGCCATGTACGACGTGCTGCGCATCGGCAACAGCGCCGACGCCTCGAACCTGAACTACAACAACCGCAGCCGGGGCAACCGCATCCGCTGGATTCGCAGCGACGACCCCGTCACCGGGCCGAAGGCTGTGTGGGTGGCCGAGGGCTCTGTCGGCGTCGACCCCGACGTGGCATCGGCCATCGTGCGCTGCGTCGAGGGCACCTTCGGCGCGGCCTATTTCAGCGACAGCAGCGGCAACACGAGCACCGACGACGTGGCCATCTGCCAGGGCGGCGGCGCCACCAGCGCGGCCGGCTTCAGCGGCTTCCAGAAGCTGGTGAACCCCACGGCCTACGGCGACATCTTCAACGTGGCCTTCAACTGCCGCATGGTCGAGGGCGGCACGCTCGAAGGCTTCGCGCGCATCTTCTACAACTGCCAGAAGGTCAACGGCACCCGCTACCGGAAGAACGGCGCGGGCGGCGTGGTGTGCGAGGTCGACAGCGGCTCGGTCGGCGTGTTCACGATGACGAACACCGAGGGCGAGACCTTCGGCGGCTTCATGAAGGTGGCCGGGTCGGTGCCGTCGGGCTCGATCGTGAACGCCTTCGCCAACGTGTGCGCCATGAGCGGCGGCGCGAGCTACTTCGCGCTTGAGAACCAGAGCACCGCCGGCGGCCTGCTGATCGCGCGCAACAACACCACGATCGGCACGATCGGCGGCATCACGACGGGCTCGGGAACGATCACGCGCGCCGGCAACTACTGGAGCGGCACGACCGACTGACATGCCGATCACCGAGCGCGCCTTCTGGGCCACGAAGCCGGTCGAGGCCCGCTTCGAGACCATCGTCTTCAGCCACGCGGAGTTCAGCGCGCCGGTGCGCCTGGTGCGCAACGAGTTCGCGGCGGTCACGCTGGGCGGGCAGAGCTACACGCCGGTCGCCATGGAGATTCGGCCGCCGGTGCCGGCCCCGGGCGAGCAGCCGAAGCTGGTCGTCAGCTTTGCGCGCCAGCAGGTCGGCCGCACCTTCAAGACGCAGCTGCGCCTGATCCGCGCCGCGGCCTCGCGCGTGCCGGTGACGGTGACCTATGCCGTGTGGCTGCAGGACACCGACGCGCCGAAGCGGTCGTGGACGCTGTACGCCGACGACAAGGGCGGCGTCAGCTTCAACGGCAGCACGGTGCAGGTCACGGCCACGCTCGACAGGCTGCGCCGCACGGCCCGCGCGCCGGTGTACCTGCCCGAGGTGTTCACGGGTCTGGAGCTTGTCTAGCGCTTCCTAGCATGCAGCAGGCGGATAGGGATGCAACCCGAAAAGCCTTCAGCAAGCCTGCCGCTCCTTCATGCTGACAAGGAGCTGACCTTGAGAACGTCTTTGAATGCCGACGAGCTTCGGCAATGGCTTCGATACGAGCCGGAAACAGGGCTTCTGTACTGGACTAGATCCAGACGCGGGCCCGCTTTCTGTGGCGCCGTCGCCGGTTACACCGATCGCTTCGGTTACGTGCTGGTCAAGTTCAAGCAGCGCAACTACAGGGCGCATCGAATCGCCTTTGCATTGATGAACGGAAGCGCCCCTGACATCGTGGACCACATCAACGGCAACCGGGCAGACAACAGGTGGTCTAACCTGCGAGTAGCCGACGCTGCAATCAACGCGCAGAACATTCGAAGAGCTAGGGCCGACAACAAGGCCACCGGCAAGCTAGGGGTGTCTGTAGCGCCGTCTGGCCGATTCCAGGCGCGAATCATGGTGAACAAGCGCTCTAAGCACCTGGGAAACTTCGACACGCCGGACCAAGCACACGCGGCATACGTCGAAGCCAAGAGGCGCCTACACCGAGGCTGCACGCTGTGATGACGCCCGAGCAGTTCGCTGAACGCTTCATGGGCGTGGGTGGGCCGCGGTATCGGCGATGGTCTTCGTCGTGGGCGTTTTGCGATTGTTTCGGCGCCATCGTCCTCTACTGGCGCGAGGTCGTCGGCGTCGAGCTGCTCATGAGCCCGGCCATCGGCAGTGGCATGGCCGACGGCTTCGCAGCGCTCGGCCCCGCATGGCGCGAGTGCGGCCCGCTGCCCGGCGCCTGCGGCTTCATGGCCTGGGATGTCGGCCTTCCGCGCCACTGCGGCGTGCTGCTGCCCGGCGGCGACCTGCTGCACACGGAAGGCCCGAGCCCCGGCGGTGCTGGCGGTCCTCGCATCACGCGGCTGGCGGCGATGGCCCGGCTGTACCCCGACCTGCGCTTCTACGAACCCACCGCGAAAGCCGTCGCCCCATGACCGCCACGCTCATCGTCCTGCGCGACCCGGCCGGCATGCTCGGCCGCGAGGCTCACCAGCTGAACGGCAC